TTTAATAGATAAGATTAAATTGTGGTCATCAAACCTCATCAATTATTGGTGGGGTTTTTTCTTTACGCTACAATAAAACTAAATTACTTTTTAAATCGTGGCAGCTACTATAGACGCAACAATAAAAGGATCTAGTGCTAATAGTTATGTCACGTTGGCAGAAGCTAATAGTTATTTTGAAACTGTACCTAGTTCTACAAATTGGGATAATAAATCTGACGATAATAAGAACAGAGCATTGATAGCAGCTACAAGATGGATTGATACTTTGGTTTATTACGGAGATAGATGTGATGATGACCAAGCGTTGAAGTTTCCTAGAACTAATTATCAAGTTGATGGAGTTGAACTAGCTTGCACTTTAATTCCACAGAATATTAAATATGCACAATATGAGTTAGCTTTTGCTTTGGCAAATGATACTGATGCAATTATCGGAAGCACTGGAACTGATGGTAATTTTGAAGAAGTAAAATTGGGTGATCTTCAAGTCAAATACAATACAACGAGTCAAGGAACGGGTTCTGTTAATAATGTATTTGACGTTTATCCGTGGTTACAAAGTTATTTAGGAGCTTATGTTCTTGGCGGTGCTGGCAGTTTTCAACTTAGAGTGGTTAGAGGATAATGGCAGGACAACTAGACGCACTATTAAAAAACGTAGCCAAACAGGTGGTGTCTCAACTAGGAGACTCATTAGACACAACTATTATCTACACCAGAAAATTATCTACGTCATACAACACATCTACTGGTGCAGTGACTACCAGTGACACTAGCTATACAATAAAAGTTCCCGTAGAGTTCATACAATCCACGGAAGAAACTGGTTATCAAGAAAACGTAGCTAGAATTTTTATAACACCTGATCTTATAGGAGATAGCCAACCGCTACTCTCAGATGAGATCACTCTCACATTTTCTGGATCGACCAGAGTTGCAAAGATTACAGACGTAAGAACTTTGCGTGGCGGTCAGGAGTATCTATTCAGAGTTGACGTTATCTTCTAATGACTTTAGTAAACACAAGAGCAGCATTTGAAACCGCAATCAAAAATGCAGTGACGACTGCTGATAACACAGTTACACTGGTATTTGATAATATGCCTTTCACAACTCCAGGTAAAACTAAAAAGTATGTAATGGTAAATTTAGACTTTACGCAATCTACTACTCAACCGCAGGGAGCAGCTACAGATTATTACGCAGGAACAATTAGGTGTGCAATTATGACACCATCTAACAAGGGAAGTGCGGTAGCTGCTGCGATAGCAGAATCAGTTATTGATGGACTTACTTCTGTAAATGCTTCTGACTATTCAGATAGTTTTTCTGTATCTCCAAGAGTAAGTGAAATAAGTGGACCGTCATCTGTAGTAACAGAAGATCAAAGCCATTTTATGAGTGTAATAAACTGCGATTTTACGGCCAATGCGTAGGACAAAAGATTTAAAACATTTACCAAATGATTTGGCTGCTTTAATTGTTAAAGGCCGAGCGGAAGCAGCATCCGAAATTCATTTTTCTCTGCAAAACCGAAGCCCTTGGTTTACTGGAACTTTTAACACAGCTTGGCAAATAAAAGGTGCTCCAGTTATACCTACAATTCCAAGAAAAGACAACAATATAGACCCACAAAAAACGAGTAGAAAAGCACCTGTAAGGCAAAAACCAATATACACTTCTCTAGTAAAAATGCTTTACATAGGTAACAAAGCCGAATATGCAGGATTTGTAATTAATGCCATGACAAGTCCTTACGAGCCAGGGCAGATGTATGAAGATTTATTTGCTGAAAAAAGAAAAACAACCCCTAAACCAAATGTTCCTTTTTGGTATTACGTTTATCTACAAAATAATTTTTTAGAAAAAGATATTAACAAGGGATTTCAGATAGTAGGGTTCAAGCCTAAACGTAATTATACAATGCACAAAGGTGCGAGTGCTTAAATTTATACTTTGAGTTATACTACAAGAATAGATACAATTTTTTATGTCACCAGTAAGAGCAATCGACAAACTGAAAGCAGCTTTTAGTGTCGAAGAACGTAGTAGTTACTCTATTTTCAAAGGAGAAGAGCTTATTTTAAAGATCTTTTGGTCTCCTCTTACAATAGCTGACAGAGACACAATTAACAGTACATTAATAGCCATGAACAAAGGTCAGGAAGAGGGTAGTCTTGACTTTGCACTACAGGTTATTGTTACAAAAGCTGAAGATGAATCAGGTGCAAAAATGTTTACATCAGGAGATTTACCAGCACTAAGAAGAGAGATACCTTTATCTGTTCTATTGGACATAATGACCAAAATGCAAAGTATGGGCGAGGAGGTCAGCCCCGATGCCGTAAAAAGCTAAAATAAAGAAAGATAATTTTATTTATTTACAATTTTTTATAGCAGAAAAATTAGGCTACACATTTAAAGAATTAAGAGAAAGAATATCAGTAGAAGAGCTATACGGATGGAACGCTTACTTCACAATTAAAGGTGAAAGAGAAGAAGAAGCTATGGAGAAAGCAAAAAGACAAGCCCAAACACGCAAAGTACGCTAAACTTTTAATATTAATCTATTCTGCAAGAGCAAGTGGCATCAGAATATAGCGTAAATATAAAATTAAATACCCAACAAGTTAAAAACGACTTAAAAACAATAGGTACAGAAATAGCAAACTTAGGCAAGAAAGAGGCTAGATCATCTAAAACTGCGTTATCTACTACAGATAAAAGACTTAAGGCGGAAACACAAGTACTTAATTTACAGACAAAAATTCAAGGCACTGTTAATAATCTTCTAAAGGCAGACTTGAAGGGCGTACAAGCAGAGAAAATAAGAATAGACCTTATACGACTAAGGAATAATGTTACTCAAAAAAATTTGATAAGTAGTCAAAAAGAGCTTGCGTTACTTAAACAAAAAATATCACTAGAAAGTCAACCTAGAGCACCTCTTGGGGGCAGGTTTGGCATACAAAGAGGGTTTGATTTTCAAAGTGCTTTGATAAGTGGTGGTTTTCCTCTCTTATTTGGTCAAGGACCAGTAGGTGCTCTTGCTGGTGGCTTGGGCGGTGGTATCGGTGGAATGTTCGGCCAGATGGGTGGTTTCGCAGGAGGTATCGCAGCCACAGCAGCACTCCAGCAGATAACAACCCTTACGCAAGAGATAGGAAAACTTGGTAATGCTTTAGCTAGACCCACAGAAAATATAGGAACACTTGTTGAAAAATTAGGATTAACTAATGATCCAGCAGGAAGATTAGCTTTAAAACTAGAAAAACTTGGTTTAACCTCGTCTGCATCAGCTTTATTGATGGAAAAGTTTACTGAAAAAACTGGTAAAAGTCCTGATGCACTTTCAAAAGCTACTCAAGAAATAAATGAAATGAACGAAGAGTTAGCTACTCTTACATTAAAGTTTCAATTATTTGCAGCAGAAGCGTTAACACCAATTATCAGCCTTCTGAATAAAGTACCTTATGACCAATTAGTTAAATTAGCTCAATTTCGATTAAACATGAGCGGTGCTGGTCTAGGGGCAGCTATAGGAAAACAAATATTTAAGGGCAAAGGAGGATCTATAAGTAATATTCCAGCAAGCGAGGGCAACGCAGTAATTGGTGGAACACCACTAAATCCAAATTTTGGTAAATCTGCTTCAGATATTGCTTTAACAGATTTAGCTAAACAAACTCAATTTAACAAAGAAATACAGCCTTTAAAACAAGCACTAGCTATCGAGAAAGAAAGACTTACCCTAAGTTCAACACAATTAACACTAAAAAAAGAACAAAATAAATTAGATATTCAAAATCAAGAACTTGAGGTACTTAAAAAAGAACAAGCAATACAGACAAATGCTGAGTTAGATTTTAAAATTCAAAAATTAACTGCTGAAAAAGACCTACAGGAACAAATATTGCTAAACGCAAAAACTTTAGCTGATCCAGTAGCAGCCCAAACTATAGAGCTACAGAAACAAATGGATGTACTGATGGATCGTGGACACCAAATTGTTGCTTTATCCCAAACTATATCTACATCTTTCGCAGAATCATTTAAAGGAATTATTAAGGGAACTATGTCAGTAGGAGATGCGTTTAGAAATATGTTAAATCGAATGGCAGATCATTTCTTAGATATGGCTGCGCAGATGATGGCAAACCAGTTTCAACAGGGAATACTGGGATTGATTGCTGGAAGTTTAGGAGGTGGTGGTCAGAGCAGTGTTCCTTTTATAACAGATACTAATTTAAGTGGAAATAATGCAAGTGATTTTCTTGGTGGGCCTAATCCATTTACACCAAAAGCAATGGGAGGGCCAGTAAAAGGTGGTGGTAGTTATATTGTTGGTGAAAAGGGTCCAGAATTATTTACACCAGGTGTATCTGGTAATATAACTCCAAACCATGCTCTTGGAGGTTCAACTAACGTAGTGGTAAATGTAGATGCCTCTGGATCATCTGTACAAGGTGATGACCA